GTTTCATTTAAGTAAATTGATTTCTCTGCATTTAATAAGCCTACAATCTCCCCCTCAGAAATCAAATCCACTACTCTAGCTTTTGCCGCAGAAAATAAGGTATTATCATCCTCTTTAGGAGCAGAGCCGCCCCCACCTTTACCGCCACCACCAGCGCCTCTAATCCAATCTTGCTCACTCATGGGGTGTAATCCTCCGGTTGAATACCTGAGCTAATAACTGCTCCGCCTACCATTAATTGTCCATAGCATACAGGAATTGAAAAACCCTGCCTAGCTGTATTTTCTGCTCCATCAAAACCATAATTAGTAGGTTGATCTTTTAACTCTGGAGTCTTAGGAGTAGGAGCCAACATAGAAGCTATTCCTCCTAAAATCATTGCTCCTGCGAATTTCATTCCCAAGCTCCCCAAGGTTCCCATTTGGGTAGCTCCGAATTGCACAGTGTTCAGTACTGAACTTTCTGCTAATAGTAACTCTGCTCCGGCCCCTTGTCCTACAAAGTAAAAACCTGTCATAATTGCTACTCCCAGCAGTATCATTCCTAAGCCTCTATTTTTTGCTCCAAGCACTACGGGTATAATCTTTATCTCTTGTTTACCAGAAGGGTTTGCTAATTCTGAATAATCTTCAATGTAGTCTTTTCCAACTACTACTTTATACCCTACACCTCTTTGCTCTGATGAGGATACAAATTGCCTAAATCCTTGATTATTTGCAGCTAAAGCTTGAAAAGCTTCTCCCGCGGAACTAATATCTAAAGACCAGTCTTTGCCGTACTTCTCTGCTAATTCTCCGTATAACTTTATTGATTTTAACATAATGATTTGTGCCTTAAATGATGCGTGGTATGTTTTCTCCAATAACCCCCATAAAGCTCTCTATTGGATAATCTTCCGTGTACGTGGTGTAAAATTTTATCATTTCCGATAAAAACTGCAGCGTGGTTTGGTACAGGTGAAACTAATTTTATTAAGAAAATATCATATTTTCTCACATCAGTTTCATCAAGTATCTTTATAAAACCCTGCTCTTCATAGTTTTCTAAATATCGGTTCTCTCCTTTATCCCACCAGCCATCTTGACCACTAAAACATTGAAAATCGATATTTAGCTCTTTTTTATAAAAATCTCTTATTAAAGTACAACAATCTAAAGTTCCATAACTAAAAGGTCTACCAAGAATAGGAGCTTCATACCCTTCAGGCTCCCAACTATACAGCATATTACCTGGCCAGCTTAAAATATGCCAAGGCTTTTTTGTTGTCTCACAAGTAACTCTGTCTGCTTCGGAAGGTTCACACCCCTCATTTGGGTGAGAATGGCATATAGCAATAATATCGCCGGAGTCCTCTGCTTCAGCATAACTTAAAGGATCTATTATGAAGGTCTCCTCAGGGTTATCAGCAATATTATTAGCAGGAAAGTACTTTTCTTTCTTTCCTAACCCAACTATAAACCCACAAGCTTCTTTAGGGTACTCAGATTCAGTATGTTTTCTAAAATCTTCTAAAGTCTTTTCATTCATCGAACGGATCCCATCTTAATACCCGCTCCAGGGAACCCTCCAAAAGGGCTTTCAACCGATTCGGGGAACCTCAATTCACAGGCTGTAAAAGTTTTAGCACATACGTCTTTATCATCAGTAGTACCGTTATTATCTATATCCCAATGCTGGTCCGCTATAGTAGTATTGCCACCTCCTACCGTGAATACGGTAGGTAAGTGAGTATCGTCCCAGGTACCACTATTAGCCTCGCAAGTAGCTTGAGTACTGTAAGTAGTATCACTACATTTTCCATAGCCAGAACCCCCTGCAGTAACTGTAATAGCACTGATTGCGCCCCCGGAAATAGTAGCGGTAGCAGTAGCTCCAGAACCTCCCGCGTCTGAATCAGTGACTATGTGCACTGCAGGTACCTCCGAAAAATTAGTTCCAGCACTGTCAATACTAATGGAGGTTACTACCCCCGAGGTGGTTACTGCGGACAACTCCTCGTTACCTGCGTACATCACAACATCTCCCGTATAGCCACATTCAGTACCCTTATAAAGCCAAGGGCAAGAATTAGCAACTACTGTTCTAGAAGGTAGTTTTACTCCGTGAATATCGTGTGCTGCCGTTAATTCAAATTGTAAGTGAGTATTTGTTTCTACCGCTTTTCTGTCAATATACCAAATCTCATCTGGAAAATGTGCAGTATCATCTTCAATACTATTAGCGTACCAAATACCAGGACCTGATGCAGCTTCACATGTAGTTTGATTATAAGCTGTCCAAGTACCTGCAGAACCATTCTTATTAGCATCTAAACAGTCTGCTTTACTTAAACTTGGATCAGAGCCTGATTCTCCTGTACATACCCCGGCTACTGGGTAGCCACTTGTATAACAGTAAGAGTCTAAATACTTAGCAAATGTCTTTTTTCTAGTAACCTTTGCACCTACTAAATCATCATAACTATTAATTACTCCAGAAATAATAGAAGTAATATTAGCTACAGTTAAAGTAGGTCTAGGTATAGACCCCTTTCCAGAAAATTCGAAACCTTCAGCTTCAATAGGGAAAGCGGCGTATTTATTACCCTGCCATACAATTTCTTGCATATTTTCATTAATACCAGAATGCCATCTAAGAATAGGTTCTGATGCAGGGGCTGTTCCCGTAGATAAGTCAAGCTCAAAAAGCTCGATTACTGCTCCAGGTTCAAATCCATGTATGTCTTGGGTAATTTTATCACTCATAATTAAGGCTCAAATACTTTAGTAAAAGTTGCTGTTATTGTTCTAACTCCTTGTAGTACTTCTTGAGTACTCCACTTATCACATTTATACTTTTTATAGGGATAAATAGTATAAGATTCGCCACTAGATAGAATATCTGTAGATAGGGATAGCCGAGTAGCACTATCTACAGCAGTTACTACTGCGGTAGTGGAGGAAGAAGATACTGTAACAATCGGAGCGCTAGTATACCCAGAACCCCCGGCGGTTACTGTAATACTAGTTATAATCCCCCCAGCTATAGTAGGTATTGCAGAAGCCCCTGATCCGCCTCCTCCTGAAAAACTTATAATAGGAGGGGAGCTTATACTATAGGACGAGCCCCCTGAATCTACTGCAACACTGGTTACAGCTCCTGCAGCTATAGAGGATGTGAGGGACGCACCTGAGCCGGCTGAGTACGTAACAGTAGTATTTAGGTACCTTGCAGTAAAGTATTGGCTAGTATCAATCAATTTATTAGTTGAAGCACTAGTAGTAGTACTAGATATATCGTAACTAGGGGGGTACCAATCGAACGCTGTTATTCCTCCTTGTGTTTCTAAGAACTTTACGATTTTATTAGCTTCTGCCGCAGTTCTATTCTTCCAAGTGAGATTCCAAACTTCTGGAGTATTATTTATACCAGCTGCAACCCTTTGCTCATACCCATCGCCATAAGTAGCAATAAGTACCTTAGGTTTACTATCTGCTTTCAACCCCCTATCGGGGGTAATATTAACTTCTGTATTAAAATTAGCCATAATTAGTATTGACTTAATAGTCCTCCAGGTCTTTGCTGTTCTACTAGCTCTGATTGTACTGCTTGAGAAATCATGTAACCAAGTTGTTTAGCTTGATCTCCGTCCATTCCACTTTGAGTTTCAGACTTCGCATTTCCGTTACTATCAACTGTAACATTAACAGTAACATTATTGTCTCCACCAGTACTTCCTATTACAGGGATAGACTTACCATCTGGTAAAGGTACAACAGCTTCGTTGTACTTGCCTTCGCCTACTAAGCCTAGCGTAGGTTGACTTACGGTTCCGCCGTTTGCGAAAGCTCTGAAGCCTCCCTTCACAACGCCCCCGTTTGCAAATCCAAACATAGACATAATTGCTCCAGACATCATATTAGACGCAGCCGAAGTCATTGCGTTTCCTAATAGGGACTTAGCATTTAAGTTATCATTCATAATCTGAGTATGCAAATTAGTAGCCATAGAGTACCTAATATCTCTGCTCATTGTATCAATAGCATTGTCAGTACTAGGAGCTACACTAGGTACGTAACCTCCATCAGGTCCCTGTACTTTCATATAAGTAGTCTTCATATCCTCAGGGTTTACGATATCTACTTTAGCTGCCCCATCCTGGCCTACGTTTGATTGAGCTGTTAAAGCTGCAAGTTCTAAGTCAGACGGAGTAGTATTAGATACTATGCGCGCTAGTTTCTCCTGCACGCCGGGGTTATTCTGTACGGAATAAGGGTTATAGTGTTCATATAGAGGTTTAACTTTAAGGTCATCAACCGCCTTATTACCCATAGGAGTATCATTTAATTCTAAAAATTGGTTTATCTTTCTACCAACTTCTAGGAACATATTCCATACTACTTCCGGTGCGGCTAAAGTATCCATTTCCGCCTGAGAAGGCAACATTAAAGAGCTTCCCGTCTTATTCTTAAAGAAGTTCTGATACTCTTGATACTCCTCATCTGCAACTTTGTACTCGTCGGTACTGCGTATCTTTTCTAGCTTTTCGTTAATGAAGTTAACTAGTGCTGAGATCGCTTCTTCTAGAGCTAACCCTGCTAGCCCTATTACGGTACCTCCTCCGGCTATTCTCAGGCCCTTCCCTATAGAGCTAGTGCCTTGCGCTCTTTCCTTTATCCAACGCTGCTCCTCAATAGCTTGGTTTTTCTTCTCTATGGTTTTACGCATAAACTCTAACTTAGAGTTTCCTTGCATAATCCTAGTGCGTTTAGCTTCTTCTGCTCTTCGAAGCTTTAGCTCTTCATTATTAGAAAAGTTCTTACTCCGGCCTAGCCTAAATATTCCTTGCGGTCTTTTATCTCCACTAGGATCTGCTAGTCTATCCATCTCTTTAACAATTTCTGGTATTGCGGTCTTTATAAACTCAGGGATCCAGTCCGAAGGCTTAGACCCTACATCTCTTAGTGAGTTCTGAGTAATACCCCTAATTAGGTACTCATCTAGAACCTGCTCTTCCTTATACGTAATAGCATTTAGAAGCTTATGAATATTATCTTGAGTCTGGCTATTTAGCTTCGCATACTCCTCCGAGAATAGGTAAGCTTGTGACTCTTGTAGCAGACTTCTCTGGCTAGTGTCCGAATACTTATCAAATCTATGTATATCCCTAATTTTTGAGAATATCTGTACAAAAGGGTGCAGTGCTTCATGAATTATAGAAGTAACTCCCCCATCTTTAGAATTAGCAAACATTGCCTGTACCTTCCCGTTGGTAGTACCTTGCAATTGCTCGCCTCTATCCGTAGTTCCTGACTTAAAATACGCATACTTGCCTGCTGACTGTAAAAAATACTCAGGGTTCTTAGCAAAAATACTATCCTTAGATATCTGTAAGAACTGTTTAATATTACTAGCCAAGACTTTCATCCCCTCGGCAGCATTATCAAAGCCTTTCATAGTATACCCCGATTCATCTAGTTTTGGAAACAGAGACTTTTCTTTACCTTTAATAGCTATTTTCGTTTTAGATAATAGCTGATCTACTGCTTTAATACCAGTATCAAAACGAACCAAAGAGTTTTCAATCGAGTTTTTATAATCTTTGGAACTCTGTTTTAGCAGATACTGGAACAGCTCATCCTGGGATTTAAAGTTAGTACTCTCTTTGTCTTTAATTTTAAGCCATAAACTTTGAGCTCTTTGGTAGACAGAAGCCTCTCCTATAATCCTAGCCCTTCCTCCTCCATCTTTTAAGAACTGTTTTAACTCATCTACTGTGGAGATTACTTTAGTCGCTACTTCTTCTACCTTCTTAGTTGCTGTATTAGTTACTTCTTCTAATTTCTTAGTTGTTGTATTAGTTACTTCTTCTAATTTCTTAGTTGTTGTATTAGTTACTTCTTCTACCTTCTTAGTTACTTCTTCTACTTTTTTAACAGAAGAATTTGTTGACTTTTCTACTATTTCTACAGCTTTTGCCTCTGTACTTTTAGTCGCCTCTTCTTCTTTCTTAAAGAAGTCATTAACAGCATTAATACCCTTTTCAATAGCATTAACATCAGTACCTACATTAACCCCAGGGGCTACAGGTACACTAATTGTAGTATCTTTACTAAATAATTTATCCCACCAAGACTTTTCTTCCTCTTTAGGGACGGTAGATCCTACTATTTCTTTAGCTTTCCCTTGTATTAAGTAATCTTGGTACCCTTGTAAAGTAGACACTCTTCCAGTAACTGCCGCATTGATCAGACCTTTAAGTTCCATAAACTGAGCTTTACTGAATGTTCCGTGCTCTCCTTTACCTTCTTTTACTAGTTTTGCTAAAGTAGAATTGAACCACTTTAATTCCGTAGTATCTTTAAAAATACCGGAATTTGCTATATCGGAAGGTTTGAACCCTTCCCCCCATGCAGCAGTACCTGCTAAAGTCTGTACTTTATTTCTTATAGCTTCTGGATCTGAAATATCAACTATCTGCATAACGCCGTTAGATAGCTGGTTTAATTGACCTACCATTAATTCTCTAATTTGGTCTAAAGTGCTTTGGAGTCTTTCTCTATCCGTCTGAGGGAATAAGTAGTTATGGATATCCTCCCCTAATATACTTTTAGAACCCCAGGCAAGTACTTTTTTAGTACCTGTTTCTACCACTTGTCCGAAGGCGGAGCCTGCAGCATCAGACATTCCCTGAGCTAAAGCTAATCTTAGTCTATCTTTTGTTGAAAGGTCACTATCAGACTCCTTTTTCATAAGCCAATCTGAAATTTCTTGGCCAATAGAATCCCCCATAGAACTCAGAGAGTCATCTATAAATATTTTTACAGGTTTCCAAGTTTCTTCAATCTCTGCTATTCTTAACTCCTGTTTTGTTCTCTCAAACGCAACTAAAGTTGTAGCTAGTTTTGCCTGTTCCTTAATATTAGCATTAGACTTATCCAATACTTTCATCTCTAACTCTAACAAATCATTTTTTAGATCTATTAGGTTTTGATGAGCAGTAATATTGTCATTCTCAATAGCTATTTTGAACAGCTCTTCTCTTGCAGCTCTCTTTTTCTCTTTAAGAAGTTTTCCTTCTTGAGTAAATAAAGACTTCCATTTCTTCCATAGTTTTAGACCTGAGGCTGTGTTAAATACATCCTCACCAAACTTATTCTTCAAAACGTCCATAGCATAAATAACTCGCTGCGTTTCGTTAAAAGTTTCATCTAAAGAGTTATTTAACTTATTGAATTCTTTTGTTATTAAGTCCGCTTTCCAGTTTAGGAAGTCAGATCCTTCTAGTCCTAGATTCTGTTTAGACATTGCAGCAATTTGATCTGAAATAGTCTCAGTAGTGCCTGCAATATCGTGGAAATGCTTGCTAAGCTTAACAGCCGTTTTA